TAAAAACAGTTTCAGGAACTGGAGTCACTTGGGGAGCAACTGACAAAGGTACTAAAATGATTTATTCAGATGGTACAAATATTGTTGACACAGCTTTTACAGACTTAGCTTCGGATTATACGCCTCAACTTTCAGGTAACTTAGATACTAACGGACAAAATATTATTATTGATACTACAAAAGCTATTTTAGACGAAAGCTCTAACGAGCAAATTAAATTTGTAACAACAGGTTCAGCAGTAAACGAATTTACAGTAACTAACTCAGCAACTGGAAATCCTCCAGCATTATCAGTAACTGGTGATGATGGAAATATTGACTTAAACATAAATCCAAAAGGTTATGGTAGAGCAACTTTCAATGGTCAAGGTAAGATTCAAGGTATTGCAGAAAAAGTAACAATAGCGGCAACTGCAGCTACAGGAACAATTAACTACGATGCCTTAACACAAGCGGTGTGGTACTTTACAAGTGCAGCAGCTGCAAACTGGACTCTGAATATCAGAGGTGATGGTTCTACTACAATGGATTCTATTATGGACACTAATGAGTCAATTACAATTGCTCACTTAGTGACTCAAACAGGAACAGCTTATTACAACAACGTTGTAACTGTTGACGGAGGAGCAAATACTCCCGAGTGGCAGGGTGGCGCAGCACCAACGGCTGGTAATATAAATTCAGTAGATTCATATTCATACACAATTGTTAAAACAGGATCAGCAACATTCACAGTTTTTGCATCACAAACGCAGTTTGCGTAATAGATAGGGAGGAAAGATTATGCCTTTAATAGCAAGTTTCGGAGGCGCTTCAAGTAGAGCTTTTGGAAGAGGAATGGGCGCAAGAGTATATACACTAACTGGATTTTTAGTAGTTTCAGGAGGTGGAGCAGGTACAGGTGGAGACCACGGAGGTGGTGGAGGAGCAGGCGGTATTCGTGAAGAGTCACCAGCATCTTCTTACTCATTCGTTGGCGGCAAAACCTATACTGTAACAGTAGGAGCAGGCGGAAATGCAACTGTTTATTATCCTTCACCCGTTGGAGGAACAAATTCAACAGAATCATCTATCATAGGAACAGGATTAAGTTATAATTCATCAGGCGGAGCACCTTCCCCTTATTCACCTTCATCAAATGGAGGATCAGGAAGAGGCGGTCGTGGCCCAGGCAGTGGTGGAACAGGAAATTATGGAAGTTACACTCCACCAGAAGGAAACAATGGTGGCGGTGGAACTAATCAAGGTGGCGCTGGAGCCGGCGGAGGCGGCGGCGGAGCTGGCGGAAACGCAGGTTCATCAACAGGAGGAACCGGCGGAACAGGAGCAGCTTCTTCAATGTCTGGAACTGCAATCACATACGCAGGCGGAGGCGGCGGAGGAATCGGTCACTCTGGATCAGGCGGAAGCGGAGGCCCAGGCGGCGGCGGAGGCGGAGGCCAAAGAACAGGATCACCAGGAACAGCTAACACCGGCGGCGGTGGAGGCGGAGGTGGACACGGTACAGGACCTTACGCAACAGATTATGGACAAGGCGGAAACGCTGGAAGCGGAATTGTAATTATACAAGTTCCTACTGCAGATTATTCTGGAGTGGTAACAGGATCACCTACAGTAACTACATCAGGAACTGACACTATTCTTAAATTTACAGGAACAGGAACGGTTAAAGGTTAGTATGGCTCACTTTACAAGATTAGATGATTCAAATGTTGTACAGCAGGTAGTCTCAGTAGCAGACGCTGTTATTGATAATGGAGCAGGTGGAGAAGACGAAGCTTTAGGAGTTACTCATTTACAATCAGTATATGGAGAAACTACTAATTGGAAACAATGTTCTTATAATACGTGGGCAGGAAAACATCACGATGAAAATGGTGATGAATCAGCTGATCAATCAAAATCTTTAAGAGGAAATTATCCTGGCACAGGTTGGACTTATGATTCTGCATCAGATGTTTTTATAGCACCTAAACCTTTTGACTCGTGGGTATATAATGCGACAGATTGCAAATGGGAAGCACCAACGTCTTTAGAATCACAATTAGGTGAGTCAACAGAAGATATTTACAAATGGGATGAGTCTAGCACAAGTTGGGTTAGATTAGGAGCGAGATCCGAAACAGATAGTATTACAGATCCAGGATATGTAGGACCGTAGTTGGATTAAAAAGTTTTTTGTAGAAAGAATTATGAAAGAGAAGATTACAGAGGGAGGTATTTGGAATTTTGAAGTAGATAATGTTCCTGAATATTGTTATTGGAAAAAAGCCTTTACGAAAGCAGAATGTAATAAAATAATTAGTCTGGGTAAAAAATTCGGTACAAAAATAGCAAGAACTAGATCAAAAGTATCTGATATTAGAAAGTCTAAAGTTTTATGGTTAAGATGTAATAATGACACTTATTGGATTTATCAAAGACTGGCTGGTATTATAACAGATATTAATAAAAAATTTTTTAATTTTGATCTATGGGGAATGCACGAAGCTATACAATTGACTCATTATCAAGCTCCAGGAGGTAAGTATAAGGCTCACGTTGATAAGGGTTACAAAGCACAAGTAAGAAAATTATCTACAACTGTACAATTAAGTGACCCCACGAGTTATAAAGGTGGTGATTTAGTATTAAGGAGTGGAGAGGAAACAAAAATACAAAAAGAAATTGGTTATGTAGCTATTTTTCCAAGCTACACATTACACGAAGTAACACCTATGTTGAAAGGAGAAAGATGGTCTCTGGTATGTTGGGTAGCTGGACCTAATTTTAAATGATAAAAAAATTTGCTGAAAAAAATTTAATTAAGAAAACAATTAAGTATGCCACTAAATCTCAAATTAAAAAAGAATGCTGGCACGTACAAGGTATTATAAAAAAGAGATCTAATGAAACTTTAAAATTTGACATTAGAAAAATGGATACCCAATATAAAGAAAAACCTGCAAAAAAAGGTCATATGTATTCTAATGCTGATAAAATGGTTTTTGAATTTAATGATAAGTGGGTTGTGTTAGATATGCAGGAGATAGGGGACCTTTTAGTAGCAGGAAAAGTAAAAATTTTATATCTAGATGATTTGATTAACAATCTTGAATGGAATATAGTACTACCCAAGTAAAGAAAAACTGTGTATAACCAACAGATATGCTACAGAAACTCGCTTTTAAACCAGGATATAATAAACAGTCGACTCCTTCAGGAGCCGAAGGTCAATGGGTAGATGGAGATTTTACAAGATTTAGATACGGGTTACCTGAGAAAATAGGTGGCTGGAAACAATTAACTATTGCATCTAAAACACTTCCAGGAGTAGCAAGAGCTCAATTAGCTTTTGAAAATTTATCAGGTGAAAAATATGTAGCCATTGGAACTTCCGTTGGTTTATTTATATATTATGGAGAAGCTTTTTATGACATTACTCCATTGGACACATCAATTACTGGAGCTAATTTTGATGCCACTAGTGGCTCAGCAACTGTAACAGTAAATAAAACTTCCCACAATTTATCCAATGGAAGATATATAACTTTTTCTGGAGTTACAGTTCCTACAGGTTCTGGATATGCACCCGCAGATTTTACAGCTAATGTTTTTGAAATTTCAAATGTATCTACAAATGCATTTGATATTACAATGCCTTCTACTTCCGGTGGTACCACATCGGGAACAGGAGCAGCTGTTATTCTTCCTTATGTAATTATTGGACCAACTTTTCAAACCTATGGTTATGGTTGGGGCACATACTTATGGGGAGATTCTACGTGGGGAACGGCTAGAACAACTAGTACTGTTGTTCTTGATCCAGGAAATTGGTCATTAGATAATTTTGGAGAAGTTTTAGTTGCAACCATTCACGATGGAAAAACTTTTACTTGGAATGCTGGAGCAGCCACTCCAACATCAGTGAGAGCATCTACCACTACTACAAGTTTTGCAACCACAAGCAATCCTACAGCAAGCCGATTCACTCTTGTATCAGACAGAGACAGACACTTATTTCATTTCGGAACAGAAACAACTATTGGAACACCGAACACACAAGATCCAATGTTTGTAAGATTTTCTAACCAAGAAGATTTAGATACTTACACACCTACTGCAATAAACACAGCCGGAACTTTTAGATTGGATACCGGAAATAAAATTGTAGGAGCTGTGCAGGGAAAAGATTATTTATTCTGTTTAACAGATAGTGCAGCATATGTAATTCAATACGTTGGTCCACCTTATACTTTCTCCGTACGACAAGTTGGAACGAACTGTGGATTAATTGCTCAACACGCACTTTCATATTCTAATGGAAGTATCCATTGGATGTCTGCCGAAGGTGGATTTTTTGTTTATGATGGAACAGTAAAAGCTTTACCGTGTTTAGTTGAAGATTTTGTTTTTACAGATGCTGGAGATAATTTAGGAATCAATTATTCAGCGAGTGATGTTACCTATTGTGAACATAATAGTTTATATACAGAAGTAAATTGGTTTTATCCAAAAGCAGGCTCTACACAAATTGATAGATGTGTAACTTTTAATTATGCTGAAAATTGTTGGACAACTTCTTCGTTAGCAAGAACAACGTATCAGGATCAAGGAGTTTTTAATTTACCATATGCAACTGAGTTTAATTTGACAGCTACCCCTGATTTTCCTATTCAAGGAATTACAAATACATATGGAGCAACGACGTATTATGCTCACGAAACTGGAACGGATCAGGTTAATAGCTCAGGAACTACAGCTATTGCAGCCTTTATCCGATCTGGAGACTACGATATTACTGCAAAACGATCTATGCAAGGTCAAGTATTACCTATTGCTGATTTAAGAGGAGACGGAGAATATTTTATGTCTGTTAGAAGATTTATTCCAGATTATAAATTATTAACTGGGAATTCTAAAGTTACCTTATTTGTAAGTAGTTATCCTGCTGATACTGCAGCGAGTTCCCCACTGGGACCCTTTACAGTTACATCATCTACTGATAAGATAGATACGCGAGCTAGAGGTAGATTAGTTTCTTTAAAAATAGAAAATGATGCTACTGGTGAAACTTGGAGATATGGTACACTAAGACTAGACTCTCAACCGGATGGAAGAAGATAATGATAGATAAAAGTACAAGACAACATTATGAATCACAAGGTGGAATGAAAAACTATCTCGGTGAACAAGAAATGGTTGAAGCTCCTAAATATTGGAAATCCAGACCAGATAAACCGGAAACAGAATTAGCATATATTACAAAAGCAGAAAAAGATTTAATAATGAAGTCTGATCTTCACGGGTCTTTGAATCCAAATGTAAAAGGTAAATTTGCACCCAATGAAGGACCATCAGGTATTATAAGTTTAGATTATCAAGGAGACAAAGATAATTATGGAAAAGCAGGAACAAGTTTTGGTGATAAAGAAACATACACATCAACATCAGTATCTGGGGGAAATCCTCATCGAGATAATACAAAAGTAACAGTTGGACCCTCAACTCCAAAAGATCATTTTGACCAATCTTGGTCAGGACCAAAAGGATGGTTTGGTGGTGGAGGCTATAGAGATCTTAACGTAGCAGGAGATACATCCCAGGGGCATAAATCAAGATTTAATCCAATGGGAATATTAGGTTTACTGATGGGAATTCCTGGACTAGGATTTTTAGCAGGTGGCTTAAAAGATTTTAGTAAGCACAATACTTTAGCAGACTGGTGGGGAAACAGAAGTACTTGGAATGAAGATCCTAATGATATCTCAAAATACGGAGACGCTCACCCTACAAACAGACTTAACGCAATAAACACCGACTTTTATGATCAAGCATTAACTAGTGATAGATTTTCGGATATGAAACTACCTGGATGGAATGAGACTCAGAATACAGGTATTCTAAGCAATGCTAATAAGTACACAAATAATATAGGCCCAAATAATATAGGCTCAAATAATATAGACC